CTACTTCTACAGTGTTGCGGGCATCTTCCGCTGAAACGCCTTGCATAATGAGATCGTCGATGGCAAGCTGGAGTGTGTATTCACGCTCTTTACCTTGCAGTTTTGCAGCGAGCAGGTTGACTTCTGCCTGGGCTTGTCCGAGCGGATCGTCACTGCCCATAAACTTTTTGATGTTATCTTGCATCAACTTATTCGCTTTTTCTTCTGCGTCCACAAGTTTAAGTTGTAAGTTTAGAGAAACGCTTTTCGCTTGAAAGCGGAGCTTTTCTAGTTCATTTACTTTTGCTTGTGCGGGAAGTTCTTTGTTAGCTAGGATGTCATTTCCTTTGCTGCGAATTTCTAGAAGGTCTAGCTGTGCTTGGCGTGTAAGTTCCAGTACGGTGTTTCCCTCTTTGCGTGCAGTAATTAGACGTTGTTCGATCTTGAAAGCTTCCTTTGCTGCGTCGAGATCTCTTCCGCTCTTGGCGATACGCTCTGCAGCCCTTTCTGCCTCTTTGCGTGCTTTGTCTGAAGATTTGTCGGCTTTTGCCGGTAGTTGACTTGGTACAGTAATGTTTGAAATAGGTTTAGGTAGAGCTTGCTGCATAAAGCCAGGTGCATAGCGACCATAATCCGCAGCGGTGCCAGCTTTTTTGCCCCCGCCCGTTATGTTTTGCATACTTTGCAGTATAAACAATACGGAAGATAGACCGGGTATCATTAGAGACACTGCGTTAATAACAGTACTGACGTAACCGGGAATAGATAGTAAAGCTGATGCGGCGTATGTCCCAACATTGATAAAGGCTCCAGCAATGCTTGCTGCCGTTTCAATCAACGGAGTAAATTCCTTGATCAGTTGGCTAATTGCGTTACCGATGCGACTAACCGCGTTATCAAACGAGGTAGCCATGCCGTCTGTCTGCAGTTTGAAGGCCCCAGTTACTCTGTTGACTAGATCGTTTACAGCTTGTTGGATTTGCTTAAAGGCTTGGTCGTAGGCAGTAGGTAATTTTGCTGGAGCAGCAGCGGCTTCGTTGGCGAGTTGGATAAATGCGTCGGCAAGTTGTTGTACGCTTATGTCTCCGTCCTTTGCCATTGCCAGTAGTTCGCTACGGCTGACGCCGTAGGCAGCAGCAAGTTTTTCTTGGATGGGAATACCTTGCTGAGTTAGCTGATTGAGGGTGGCTTGAGTTACTTTACCACTAGACAATGCTGTGGCAAAAGCGTTCGTAATTTTGTCTATTTTGCCGCCGTATGTTTCAGTAAGTTGACTAGCCGCTTGAATTGCACTGGCTTGGTCTTCAACGGCTAAACCAACGCCTCGGATTGCTTGGACAGATGCTTCAAATTTGTCGAACTCGCGGCCGGCTTGTTTGAAGGATTGCTCCAGTACCTTTGTTTGCTCGGCGGAGAAGCCGATGTCTTGACCCAGTTGTTTGACTACGTTGCCTTTGGCGGCGATGTCGCCAAGGATGGTGCCGATGAGGCTGCCGGCAAAACTGCCGCCTGGTCCGAGCAGTCCGCCGGCCAGACCGCCGATGGCGCCACCAGCAGCTGCTCCACCACTTTGGCCGAACAGCAGCGGGAAAGCGCCACCGATTGCCGCACCGCTAACGGCGCCCCCAAGCCGGCTGGCGAGTCTGCCACCTCCTCCGCCAGCGGCGGCGCGTAAAGCTGCGGGCGATCCAGGCATGTTGACTGTGCCGCCGATAGGGGATGCGGGGCCTCTACCGGGACGCGTGGGTGCGGCCTGCGGGCCTTGGATACCAAAACCGGCATTTGCGGTGGCCTGAACACGGCGGCGATTAGCTACTTCTTGAGCGATTAAAAATTCTCTACGTGCTCGGGCTTTATTTTCTAGTTCGATCGCATTAACAAGTGCTTTTACCGCAAGAGTTTCCTGTTGTGTGCCAGCTGCAGCTCGGTTAAGTGCGCTGGTGGCTTTGTTTACAGCACGGCTATAGTTTTCCATGCTAGCTACATTAAAACCGCGTCCTTCAAGTAACTTTGCGTTTTTATTGACTACGTTAATAGAATTGTTTAACCTGTTTACACCTTTAATAAGGCCGTCAATTTGACGCCCGCCGCGCACAGCAATTTCAATGTCGGCGGTGTATTTGGCCACAACTCAGGTTTAGTGGTACTTCAGTTTACGCCGTAAAAAAGCCGCCGGGTTAGCGGCGGCGTTTGGCGTTGTCGATCTCCCTTTGTTGGTCCTCGTTGAGGATGCTGAAGTAGGCGCTCCAGCCGAGGAGTTCTTCGGCGGTCATGGTGTTGCGGACTTCGCTCAGACTCAGGCCCAGCTCTTTGGCCACGCCGAATTGGAGCATGAGCCAGTTGTCTTTGCGGAGGTCGGCACTTAGGGCTTTGGGTCGATGGGCTCGGCGTCGTCGGTCAGGATGGCCAGCATCAGGGTCTGGAGGTCTTTGTCCTTGACCTCGTTTTTCAGGACGTCGATTTCGCCGGCACTGAAAAGCCTGGCGCCAGATTCGTCGAGGGCTTTGGTGATGAGGAGCTGGAGGGCGAAGGCGTTGGCGTCGTCAGATTTGGCCTGCTTCTGAGCGCGTTCGCGCTCGGCCATCGTCAGCGGCGTCACCCACATCTCGAACTCGCTGCCATCGGAAAGTTCGATGGTCTTTTTGGTGGGCTCCAGGTTGGCGGCCTTTTTGAGGCGGTCAATGGCGCGGACTGGAACGGGCATAGAGGTTAGGTGTTCTCGGTCTAGTGTAGCGGACTAGAAATAAAAAACCCCGGCTGGGAGGCCGGGGTGCTGAATCTGACTGCGCCAGCAGATTATCAGGCGGTGGTCAGGAAGTCGAAGGTGGGGGTGGTGGCGGGGCGGAAGGCAATGTCGATGCTCTGAGCGTTGTCGGGATCCACCGAGAGGGAAGCGCTAGTGAGGATGGCCTCCAGCGTGATGGAGCGGCTCTTGGTTTCATCAACGGTGCCGCCGGTGATGATGCGGTTGGTGTACAGCTTGAAGGCTGCACCGCCCTGCTGGCGCTGGAGCACGTCTTCCACCATGCGGTTGGCCACGGCGAAGTCGTCGTCGGCCATGTACACGGTGCAAGTGCCGTTGCCGTCGCCAAAGCCGGAGATGTAGCTGCGGAAAGGGACGTACTGGCCGGGGGTTTGGCCGATGGTGGTGACGTCGATTTCAGCGCGGCTGATGTCGAAGTTCCAGCTGCGGACTTGGCCCACTACAGCGAAGTCGGCGTAGTAAGCCTCGAATTTGTTCGGGCTGACTGCCGTGCCTTGGGTGGTGATCGTAATGACCGAGCCGCCAAGGGTTGAGGAAACCGTCAGGGCACCGGTGGCGGCCGTGTAGCCGATCACGTAGTAGGTAGTGCCAGCCGTGATGCCGGAGGGAAGGGTGCCGGTAGCGGTGCCGCCGGCCTGGTTGACCACGCGGAATTTGACCGGATCGCCAACTTTGAAGTTGAAAAAGCTGCCGACGTTGAGGATTGCACCAGCGACGGTGACGTCAGAAGGACCGAAGGCAGCAGTGGTGCCGGCGGGTTTGTAGTAGAGGGCGCCGGACGTGCCGGACAGAACGGTGGTGGCCATAGGGGCGTACCAAAAAGGCAGGGTTCGGGGCGGGCACTGCCCGGCTTAATACAGGTTAGCGCTTGTGTGAAATCTGATCTACGTCAACACCGTAGCGACGTAGGAGGTTTCGATACGGCCCACAAAATGTGGGGAGTCTTCTGTACTGGAGAATGTTGGGCCGTCGATAGTACCGGTGCGAAAAAATACGCCGGTAGCAGGTTTGCCAGCGGCGTTCAATGTTTCGAGGACGTTTACGGCTGTGGTTACAAGAGTTTGGGTGCGGGCGGGGCCGCGGCCTTTTTCCGTGAAAATGCGGATAACAACGGCGCCGCGCGCGTTGTCCACGCTGGAGGTAAGCGTGGGATCGTTGGTAGCGCCGAAAGTAACATTGACGCGGACGTACTCGGTGGTGGAGTTAGCTGGGACGGCTGTGATGTTGTCGAAGTAGACCGGTACTGCGGGCACCAGTGATCCGAACGCGGAAAGCAGCGGATTCTCGACGGCGGCGCGAATGGCTTGGTAGTTCATAGGATTCCCCGTGTAGCTTGGTCAAAACTTACACGTACCGTGCGGTCAATAACCCCGCCGCGTACATATGTAGTGAACCAGTCGAGTGGTGCGGTAATTCTATTGGGGCCCTGTGTGCCCGTTAGATTGCCTCGAATGCCGCTTGTACGGACACCTCGTTCGGTTGGTTTCAAGGGGTTACTTCCTGGATTGATAAATACTCCGGGCTCTAAATCCATTGCTTGTAGTGCATACGGACCTTGGGGCCCGGTAGCAAAATTAGATATGGTGTACTTAATGACAGGTTTGAACAGTAGTTCGCGGCCGCTAAGTAGA